GGACGGAGACTCGCCAATACGATGGCGCGACGGTCGCCGTCACCGGCCCCCGCGTCACCGGCCCCGTCGGGGCCGACCCAGAGATGGGCAGCGGCAACCACGCCTGGCTGGTGGAGTTCGGGACCGGCCCTCGCCGCCCAGGCACGCAGGGTCGCCGCACCTACATCAACGTCCACCAGAGCATCAACGGGAAGATGAAGCGCGCGGGGACGTTCAACAACGAGCAGTTCGCGAACATGAGTCGCGGCTACTACTTCCTCATGGGGTCGAAGAACGAGCGAACGCGGCAGGCGAAGGCCGGCAGCGGGTATCCGCACGACTTCGGTTCGGACGCTGCTGGCGAGATGCACCCCGTCACGCTCAAGCCAGGCGAGACGATCCGCCCCATGCCGGCCCAGAGCCCGATGCAAAAGACGATCAGCGAGAACTCCTCGGCCGTCCTGGCGTCCCTCATCGCCAACATGAAGAACTACATCGAGGAACTCCGGTGATCATCAAGCCCGAGGACTACGTCTACTACCGGCTGACGAGCGTCCCGGCGGTCGCCAGGCTCGTCGGGTTCAACGTCTACCCGATCGCCGTGCCGAAGTCGGCCGGGTTCCCTTTCATTGTCTACAAGCGGCAGAACATCATCCGCGAGGCCAGCCTGACCGGGCCGATGTTCATGCCCCTCCTGTCGATCCAGATCGCCTCATGGGCGCTCACCCACGACGCCGCCAGGGAGTTGGGAGACGAGGTCCGGCTTGCTCTGGATGGCAACACAGGCAGCGCGATGGGGGTTACAATCAGTGATATGAGGCTCGTCAGCGAAACTGACGATTTCCTCGACCCGACGGCCGTGGGAGCCCAACTTCCGCCGGCCTACGAGGTGCGGCAGTTGTATCAGATCAGGTGGCAAGAAGCCGCCTCGTAATACTACAGGTCACGACTACGGCGCAAGGAGGCGCGACACATGGCTGGTATTTCCGCACAGGGACTGACGTTCTCGTTCGGTGGCTCGAACCTCACGGTCACCTCGGTTCAGGTCAATGACACGCAAGACCTCATCGACGGCAGCCACCTGGGCATCGCGCCGAACGGACGCCGGGAGTACGTCGGTGGCTTCGCGACTGACCGCGAGGTGCAGATCGACTACATCTCCACGAACATCCTCTCCGCCGGCGCGTCGGGCGCTCTTGCGATCTCTGGTCCGCTCTCCTTCACCGGCAACGCGACGATCGCCTCGTCTTCGATCGGCGGCTCTGTCGGTGCCCTTATCTCGGGGAGCGCGACGTTCCGAGTCGCGTAAGCGATGGCGGGATTCGCAGCCCAAGGGGCGACATTCACGTTTGCTGGCTCAAGGGGCCAAATCAAGGCAAACGTCACATCCATATCTGTCGACCTTCCGCAAGCGGAGGTCGTGGACATGACCAGCCCGCTTGACCCGCTTGGCTACCGGGTCATGGTGCCGACCGGGGACGTTTCTGGCGGCTCCATCGACGTCGAATACATCGCGTCCGCTAATGGCGGGCAAGCGGACAGATACATCGGCGACTACGGTCCTTTGACGTTTAGCACGCCGTCGATGCAGATCACTAAGCAGGTTGTTTTGTCAGGCGCAGGCGTAGACGCGCGGGTTGGTGATCTTGTTCGCGGGACTTTGCGATTTGTCCTGACGGACTACGACGAGGCGCCGACATGACGACTGTGTCTCAACTGCCCATCGCCAGCGACGTCGTTCAGGTAAACGGCACCCATACCGTCCACACTGTGCCCCTGGGCGTCGACCTTACTGGGCACACACTCGTTGCTTACGTCAGTGTTTCATATTCAAATGGTCAAGAGGTCGGCAATGTAACATTCGCGCAGACTACAGCGCTCTCGACCTCTGTCATTTCCACGCAGCAAGGAATTGTTTCGGTTGTTTTTCCGGCCGGAATACTGGCAGGAAACGATAACTTTGGGGTGACTGGTGCCAAATGGACGCTGTATTCAACGCGAGCATCCGCCGAGAACCCGGCCTTGGCGATCCGAACGCTTGCCGTCGGATCGGTGACAAGAGGGTTCTTTCAGCCCGATGCGGCTAACTACCTGAAGATTGTGATGTTCAGCGGCGACGAGTTCACTTTTCAAGCGAGCGCAGGTCGCAGCCTTGTGGGCCTCTCGTCGATCCAAGCTGGCACAACTTGGTACAGGGCCGCGCTTGACCCTGGCGACTTCATTGTCAGCGTTGTGTCCGCTGCCCAGGGGGTCATCAAGGTCACCGTGCCTGAAATAGGGTGGGACCGCGATACAAAGTTTTGGGCAGCATGGGGCTTCGGAAGCAACGGCCTCGAGATGATCATGGGTGGGCCAATAGTTCTTTCTGGGGCGGTCGCTGAACAAGCAGGCTCGCAACCGTTGGGCGATGTGTTTTTGTAGTAACCAAGGAACCTGATTCATGTCGTTGAGCAAGGCGAAGATTCTGGCGGCGAAGGATGTCAAGTTGTCCGAGGCCGTCCCCGTGCCGGAGTGGGGTGGCGACGTCTACGTCCGCACCATCAGCGGCACCGAGCGTGACAAGTTCGAGGAAGCGTACAGCGAGCAGAAGATGAAGGCGTTCCGCGTTCGCTTCCTCGTGCTGACGTTGGCCGACGAAGCCGGCGACCGCCTTTTTGGCGACGCTGACATCGACGCCCTCGGCGACAAGTCGAGCGTGGTGATCAACCGTCTCTTCGACAAGGCGTGGCAGCACAATGCCTTCACCGACTCGGCGGTGGATGCGCTGGGAAACGGTTCACCGACCGCCCCGAGCGAAAGTTCTACTTCGACCTAGCGCTGGCGCTGGGCCGGTCGGTCAGGGAACTGCTCGAGACGGTCGATTCGCAGGAGTTGTCGGAGTGGTTTGCCTACCAGCAGCGGTGGCCGCTGGGAAACAGTTGGCAGCAGACGGCCAGGATATGCAGGACGATCATGGCCGCGTCCGGTAACTACAAGCGTGTGCCTGACGAGGAAGTGTTCATCCCTGCATCGAAGCGGCCGAAGCAGTCGCAGGAAGCCATGTTCGCCGAACTGATGAAGTTGCAGAAGCCTCAAGGATGAGATGATGGCACGCGGCTACCTCGGCAAAATCTCGGCGGTCGTTAGCGTCAACACTTCGGACGCTTCCCGGCAACTCACTGCCAGCGCGAGAGAGTTCAAGAGCTACGCCCAGAAGATCGACGGCACGATCTCCGGTGCCGTTCGGCGAGCCGGGAAGTCGTTCGACGAACTTCTGACGCCGCTGCAAAAGTTTCAGCGGGCGCTCAAGCAAGGCGTCGGGCAGGAACTGAAACTCGTCAATCAGCAGCAAGTCCAGGCATTTCGTCAACTCGTCGAGGCGGCGGATCGGATTGCGAAGCCTGTCGCGCAGGCGGCGAAGGACTTCGCCGGTCTGTCGACGCAGGTGCAGAGGAACTTCCTGCCGGCGCTCGAGTCGGCGCAGAAGTCTGCCCAGCAGTTGCTCGCCGAGATCGACCGCGGCGCGAAGGTCAGCGAGCGCGACTTCGCCAACCTGGAGTCGCGGATCAATCGCGTCACGCAGGCCCAGCAGCGACTCAAGGAGGCCAGCCAGGCCACCGCCGGCCTCGCCTCCGGCCAAGAGCTCCGTTTCCAGCGGCCAGGCTTCCTTCAGCAGACGTCCCGCGCCGCCGCTCTCCAGCAGCAGGCTGCGGCCTTATCGCCGGAGCAGATTCAAGGCAGCGGCGTAGCGGCTCTCGTCGGCCAGCAGCGGCAGGCGGCACAGGAGGCGCAAAACCTCTTGTCCACGCTTGAACGCATCCGCGCTACGCGGAACGGTGACGCCCAGGCAGCCGAGGCGGCGTATAACCGTCAGGTTGCGTCACTGCGGCTGGTCAATGACCAGTTGGAGCGAGAGATCACGCTGTCGCAGCAAGCGGCGAACGCCCAGCGAGAGGCAGCCGCCGACGCCCAGCGGCGGGCCGAGGCAGCGTCCAGGTTCCTCAACGTCGACCAGCGCGAGTCGAACCTGATTGCGAACGAGGGCCAACAGCAGGACATCCGCGCGTACCTCCAACTGCTCGAGCAGGCGAGGGCAAGGACGGAAGCGCTGACTGATGCCCAGCGGCGGGCCGAGGCAGCGTCCAGGTTCCTCAACGTCGACCAGCGCGAGTCGAACCTGATTGCGAACGAGGGCCAACAGACTGATGTCCGCGCCTATCTGCAACTGCTTGAGGACGCGCGGATTCGGACGGAGGCACTTGCCGACGCCCAACGGCGCGCCGAGGCAGCGTCTAGGTTCCTCAACGTCGACCAGCGTGGTTCGGACTTGTTGTCGAACCAGGGGGCAGCGTCTCGCGTCAACCCGCAGCAGGCGTTCCTTGACCGAGTCGGCGGTGAAATCACTGCCGTCCGCAACCAACTCCAAGAACTGCCTGACGTCGCTGCGGAACTTGGCCCCACGGTCGACAACCTCACGACACGGTGGCAGAACCTCGGCCGTGCAGGCGTCGGATTTACGGCTGCGGAGTTGCAGCGTGTCAGGACGGAGACGCAGGCCATCCAAGCGGCGCTGGAAAGCAGGCGAAATATTGGGGAGCAGTTCCTGCAAAGCTTCGGAGGCGCAGGGACCGCTGGCTTGAGCCTGGGCATCGACGAGCGCTCGCTACGGGCGGCCGGCGCGCAGATTGAGTATGTGCAGGGGCGGCTCGCGGGGCTTTCTGCGCAGGCGAGGGGGCCGGTCATTGCCGCCCTGGAAGCCTTCAGGCAGGCTTCGCTTTTGACGTTCAGCGGAGCGGCGGAGGACGCCGAGCAGGCCGCCGCAGCGTTTGAGCAAGCGAGAGTAGCCCTCGTCGAGGCTTTGTCTTCCGCAACTGGAACCTCCCAGAAAAAGGTCGCCGATGGTCTCAGGCGTGTCGGCGACGTCGCACGCGGTTCCTTCGGGAACGCCAGCCTGGCAATCCAGCAGGCTGCATTTGCCATCGAGGATTTCTTCAGCGTAACCGGCGGGCTTGATCAAAGCGTCCGAGCGGCAGGTAACAACATCTCACAACTGGGCTTCATTCTCGGAGGCACAGAGGGGCTCATCCTCGGCATCAGTGCGGCAATCGGATCGCAGTTAGTTGTCGCCCTCATCAAGTGGGCCAACAGCGGGCGAGGTGCCGAAGACACCACGAAGGCACTCAACGACGCGCTCGCGAGGCAGAAGAACCTTGTCGAAGAACTCGCGCAAGCATTCGAGAGCCTCGGAGACACGATAGCACGACGCGCTTTCTCGCCGTCTGCGCAGGACGCGAGGGAGTTCGGGAAACAACTTGACGCGATCGTCAAAAAGCAGCGTGAGTTGCGCGAAGAGCGTCTGCTGTCTCTTGACGAAGGTGTCATTGGCGCGCGGGCTGATGTGAACGTGGCTCAGAACAGGTTGCAGAAAGCAACGAACAGGGACCAGGCCGTGGCGGCCCAAAGGCAGTTGGACGCGGCGAGGTCGCGACTGGCCCAAGAGGAAACCCGTGCGAGGAACCGCCCGCTCGTCACGCCGGAGGGTGCCAGGTCTGACGCCCTCGCGATCCTTGAGCGGTTGGCTAGGTCGATGCCTGGGCCTGACGAGTATGGCCGAAACCCCCAGGCTGACGCCCAGGCACTTCTAGACAGAACGGCAGCCTCGCTCGGCGGCGTGTCAGACCCGCGTGAGATAATCCGGGTACTGCGTGATGCGCAGTCTTCGGCGCCTGATTCGATGGGCGGACCTCGCGTCGTTTCCGAACTCGAGGCCATCATCGCGTCACTTGAGGAGCCTGCGAGAAGGGCTACCGACGAGGCTATCGTAATTACACTCAACGCCGCAAACGCCGCGGCGCAAGGTCTAGAGGAAGCGCAAAGGCAGGTGTCCGACGCTGTGAAGGCGGGGCTGCCGGCTGCTTTGTCGCTGCGAGCTGTCCTGGATCGCCTTGGAAACGAAATTGACGCAGCGCAGCAGGAGATCGCAAACGCGAATCGCGACTTCGAGAAAGACGGAGACTCCGACAGGAGGGACCGTAGAGTCTCCACCGCCCGTGGCCGCATTAGAGCAGGCCGCGACGCCCGCGCGCGAGCGCAGGAGCAGGCCACCAACCTCCAAGAGCGACTGATCCTGAACCCGCAGTCCTCCCTGGACGCCCGCTTTCAGCGAATCTCTGGCGTCCTGTCATCGTCTGGCAACGAGGACGGCATCGCTGCCAGGCAACTTCGAGAACTGGAGGCGAGGCGGGCGAGGGTGCAGTCGCAACTGGACGCCCGCCCAGACAGCGCATTCGTGCGGCGGCGGGCGGAGCAGGAGCTGGAGGCGATCCGGCAGGCAACCGTGCCGCTTGAGTCGCTTGCCAAGTCCGCCGCCGGCGCGGCCGCTGCCCTCGACCGATTGAGCAACCAACTCGTCGACACCGTCGCCCAAGAAGCAAGGTCATCTGCGGACCAGGCGAGGCGTGATGCGAATCGCGCGCTTGCCGAAGAAGCAGTCGATCGCCCTGGCGCTGACGTTGATTTTGCACAGCGGCGACGCGACCGGCTGTCGGACGAAGCCCGGCGAGCGGAGGGCGAGGCCCAGATGGTTCGCGATCAGAACCAAAGGGTGCGAGAGGAATTTGAAAGGCAAGCGGCTGCCGGCCTGATTGACGACGAACTCAAGAACCTCATCAAGCAGCGGGGCGAGGCGCAGGCTGTTCTCGACTCGGAGACCGCGTCCGTCTCCGAGAAGAACGATGCCCAGAGGAGGCGGGACGAAGCAGACCGCCGCATCCAACGACGCTTCGAGGACTCCCCGGAAGGGCGGGATGCCGCGAGGCGAGCAAACGATGCCGACTTCCGCGCGCAGGAGGCGAGGTTAATGGACGAGTCGATCCTTCGCGGTCGAGAACTCCTCAAGACGCCGGCCCAGCGCGCGATGGAGGAGGCGGGGCAGCAGGCTTTCGACCTCGAGAGGGCGATGGACGAGGGGGGCGTCGGTCAAGCCGACCGAGTGGCCGCCTTCAACCGCCTCGCCGAGCAGCAGATGCAGCAAGTCGCCCCGATGCTCGCCGGCTTCCGCGAGGAGCGGCTCAACGCGATGCTCCAGGGTCCGTCGCGGGCGGCGCTCAACGTAGCCGACGCACAGACGATGGAGGGGAACAGGGAACTCAACCGCCTCCTCCGCGGCGACGATCCCAACAAGGACGTCAACCTCGTCGAACTCCAGAAGCAGTCGGAACTGCTGCAAGGCGTCATCAACGCCATCAACGAACAGGCCGGTGCAGACGTCGTCGAAATCAGAGGGTAATCATGGCAGATATTTCTTACGGAATCACACTCAACGTCAACAAGCAGTTCCTGTCCAGTCGCGTGAACATCTCCGGCGTCACGGCGAACATGGGTATCGCCGGTATGAAGTCGGAAATCTACGCCCTTTCGACGAACGCCGTCAGCATCTCGACGGCGAACCTGTCGTCCGTCGGGATCGCGTTCGTGCGAAACCTGTCCACGGCGACCTCGTCGACAGCGCAGGTCGGCATCTCGGCCGGCGGGTCGTTCGCCCCGTTCACGACGGTTCGGGCCGGCGAGCCGCAGTTGTTCCGATTGACTACAGGCACCGCCTATCAGGCCATCGGCTCCGCCGGCACGCGGCTTCGCGTTGACATTCTGGAGGGCTAGTCAATGCCGATTATGAATCCCACTGCCGGGGTGAAATCAGTCGCCGAGATAG